CGCCCCCTCAGCATAATGCTGAACCCCGTGCCTAATGTGGCACGGCCCAACGGCGTTTTAGTGTAACTGCGCCGTACAGTGCAGTTCGCTCTAGATGCTGATCACGAACGAATCCATTTCCAGTTATGGAAAGGGATGAACGCGAAGCAACATTTAGAAGAGGCCCGCGGACCTCGGACGGATCTTGATCCGCCCTAGAACGCAGGAAACTCTTCGCTAGCGCGGCCCACCCATCCAATTCATCAGGACGATAAATTGGCTTGGCAACCCAGCCCTTTACTTCAAGGCGTTGGAGATTCGAATTCCATCTTCCGACGGATTCGAAGCCAAGAAATGAGTTACGGCCCAGGATGGAAGAAGTCTCTCGAACATAGGGTAGAGACCCTATGATCCTCTCAACATAATTAAACATGAGAGATGCGGTTCGCCAATACCCCTTCTTGTAGAAGAGGTTGGCGGTCGCAGTCCATGAGAGAATTCGATCAGCCTGTCGCTGGTTCTCCGGGCGCGGTTGACGGATATACGTAGGTGTAACCTCGTATCCCGCGTACGCGTCTACGCCACACGACTCTCGGAAGTTTCCACTCACGAAAGTCTTATTGACGTTTACCTTGCAGTTGTACTTTTGCAGGTAATCGAGAACCACATCCGCATTCGCACATGGCACGATTATGTCGTCGCCATATACGTACACCTGACGAGAAACCTTTCTTATGTTTCTCTGGGTGTAGGAAAGGCTATTGCTATCCAGCAAGGCTGCTACACATACTGTGTAGAAGTACATGGCCTCCACTGGAAAACAAAGAGCACTACCCATCGACGCAAATTTCCTTAGTGGGCTGATTATTCGCCCATCGGGGAGATGCGCCTTGGTCGAGCGGCATGCAAGAATGGAATCATATAAATCTTGGTTCCCTTCAAACATTCTCATGGCAAGGGATAGAGGAACTCTATCACTAGCTTCTGAGAGATCGATCGTTGCTAATCGACCTTTTCTCGACGCAATTATCGCCTTTCGCTGGTTATAAGACTGCTTCCGGAAGTTAACCCGGTTGCGAGTCAACCAGTAGGATTCGATCTTATCGTAAAGATAATCTCGAATTCCTTGCTGCACATATTGCATGCAGACAGGTTCGATTGCGATAACACGGGGAGATTTCAGCGTTTTTGGGACCATGACAACCCTCACAGGTTGCTCATCGTCCTCTGGAACAATCGATACAATTTCGAGCTCCTCTGAAAGCAAATCCGTACCCAAAGGGTAGGCATTGCTAAGTAGAGGGAAGTAAGGCTCGAGACGATCGTGCCAGCGTCGCCAAACATACTTTTGGTTGCCCAGAAGTCTGTCGGCAGTTGCCCCTGGACCATGCTTTGGAGTAATTTGGGAAGGAACAAAGTCCCCAACCATATTATCCCAGAGCAAACGAGAAACAGCCAAAAACTTGGCTTCATACTCGTCAGGGACCGAAAACGTCTGTAAATCTTGCTCAATTTCGTAAAAGCTATCGATGGCTGCCTGTACCCTTTTGGGTGTACATTCAAGCTCCACCTTGCTGAAGACGCGGCATATTTGCCGTATAGCCTCAACAACAGTAGGAAAATCATCGGTAGCGCCTCCGTGAGCTGCTTTAGCAGTAGGGGGTTCATACGGAATTACCTTTCCTGTCTTACGGTTGAAAAGTTGACTGACCATACCTTGCAAGAATGCAGGGATTGGTCCACACTTCTTGAAATTCCGGAAGAGTGCTGAGTCAATGTTCCCGATCGCTAAGCTTCGTTCGAAGTCTTTGGCGAATTGGGGAAGGGTAATCGTTAAAAACGATATACCTTCCTTTTCAACCCGTGATCTGATTGTTTCCAGATCACGTAAAGAAAAGACATCAGCGGAACACTTGATGCAGGCGTCTCTATAGACAGCCTCCATCACCTCTAGGTAGTCACTTGCGTATATACGCTCGTAGCTTTTCACGTAGCCTCCTCATTCGGGGGTCAACGGTCTAGCCACAAAGTGATCACACTCCTCCAGCGTTTGCGAAGCGCCGGAGGCAATCTGTTACCTCGGCACCTTTAAAGTGCTGCGACTAAGGTATGACCTTAGAGTTTCGGTGGCGGTGGTTCGGATGCAGTTTTCTGCATCTTCTCGTTATGCTCATTAATAAGCTCCTTGCCTTTCGGCGTGAGCTCACCAATGAAGCCTTCGATGAAGACTCCGAATTCACTCGCCAAAACGAGAACTTTTCTAACGGTTCTCAATGAAACTTTCTTAGACATACTTTCTCCTTTATGGTAGTAGACGTTAGCTTCGGCCTTTCGGCCGAAGTCGAGCATTTCTGCTCTTCTTCGACCGAGAGACGTAAGATTACGACTCTTGACCGTAAAGTTTGCCGACAGCGGTGCTATCTAGGAAGGCCTTAAGGCCCGCCACTAGGTCGTTTACCTGAGTCGAAGAGAAGCCCACTTCGGGCCTATCAATGACCAAGTAAACACCAAGGTTCTCGTAGTCGTTCACGGATGTGAGCGGATCGGGAACGATGGCTCGCTGGTCTACTCTCACCATCGAACGAATACGGTCGCCACTCTTCTGGTGTGAAACCTTAAGAGTGACGTTCTGATCGTTCGCTTGATACGTGGCACTTGTGCCCGCAATCAAGACGCGAGGTAGACTTTTCGCGACACCCGCGATTGTAACTGATTGTGGATCTGTGAACATTTGTGGTTGACTCCTTTGAGTTATTTGGGAGTTAACCTAGTTCCGGTTCATTCTTTTCCCAGGAGAACAAACTGGTTGAAAGGAACTAGAGGATAATCTTCTCAGAGATGTGCCTAACGCCTTCGCGTTATGCCTAGAGCTGAGAGGATCGCTAATCGCCTGGGAGAGAGATTCTCCCAAGTGAGGTTGAACCCGTAAGGACTATCAGCACTGACCCGCTGTGTAGAAGTAAAACTCTTCTTAAACACTAGGGTCTTAAGCCCAGAACCAAAGGGAAGGGATATCTCTATCCGCCTCTCAATGTGTTTCTTGGCAGTGATGAAAAAGTAGGCCGCGGCCACCTGATCTTCAAGGGTATCGCTCAAACGCTCGACATAATTGCCGAGGTTTGATACCCAGTCAAGTGCCCACGTCCACGGGACAGATTGCCAAACATGCCATGGACTTACCTCTGCGCCATATATCTTTACATAGCGCATAGCCTGTCGCCAGGCCGATGAATAATCGGGTAAGGTTATGTCAAATTCGGGACGGTAAAAACGAAACTTCCCACTCGCACGAACTGAGAGACGTTCAGTCTCATAGATCTTGTAAGAGGGAGGCGCCGTAAAGAAATCCGCGGTCATACCGGCGGGCATGCAGGGGATCGTATAACCGATCCCATTAAAAGGAAACTGCACATCCGCTATAAGCCGCGTATTCTCCGTCTTTTCAACTTTGGCCGATTTCCGTACCCACTTGCCGTTCTCATCTGAAATCTTTTTGATGAGAGCCTCAGCGTCGAGATATGTCGTGAAAAACGACTCCAAATCTCCAAGGAACGGAACCCACCCAAATTGGTGGTTAAGAAACTGCTCAGCTATTTCACGGGGTTTCATATTCCGTGATTGCAAGCTCGAACCGCGAGTGAGTTTAACGATCTGTGAGCCGTAGTCTGTATCCACAGACTTGTAATACTCGGTCTTCACAGCGCTTTTCCACTCAGCCCCAAAAATAGAGGCCGTGGTCCGAAGCATTGGAACAACTTCTCCGATCTCTCGGAGGAAGGTGAACAAGCTGGCAAATTCTAATTTAGGCTTGGTTTTTCGCCAAGCTCGGTCAAAGTAGGCAGACACATCGGGGAGAAACGCATTCGAGAACGATACATATTGGGTGAGATTACCCCACCCTGTTCCCCACATCGAGTTAGGAGGCGGCATAAAGCCACCAACGTATCTCTTTGTGCGGGTAACGTTTTCGTATACGCCTTCCTCGAGACGGCCCCCAACCGGGAGCCCGTTATCGATTTTTATCGACAAAAAGGGACCGCCTGTCAAATACCACGGCATACGCTTCGGATCATTTCTGGTCGCGAAACGTTCGGCCGCAGTGCGACGAGCTCTTGGGTGTAATTCATCCCAAGTCCACTCGCCGTTGCAGACGGTGACCTCAGGTCGGTAGCTCTGTGGAGAGTAGGGTTGACCCCAACCCTCGTCGAATGGGACACCAAAACGGTATACAATGAGTTTATCACTGTATGACCCTAAAACTATAGGGTCGTTCCACCGACTGTAATCGGAATTGACTTTTCCGTCAACTCCGGTATACCTAGAGCGCAATCGTTGTGTTGCCATTTTCTGTCACGTCCTTACGAACAATGTGATTGGTGGTAAAAACCGAAATTGCTCGTATCACTAGCCGTCCTAAGTGGCGGCGGGTAGGGACTCTAACCCTTACTCCGTTGGTTGACCAACCATGGAGTCTACAAGGCCCGCCAAATACAAAGGCGTCCACTAGTGAACTTCTGCATCACAGTGTTTTTACAAGCGACACCATCCCTGATGTCACAGAGGGCCC